AGTTACATCTTTCTTTGGTGGTGGCTTTGCTCAAGGTGGTGCAGTATCAAAAGGCAAACCAATATTAGTTGGAGAAAAAGGCCCCGAATTGTTCGTACCAAATCAAACAGGACAAATAACTCAAAATGCAAGAGGTACAAGTGGTAAATCTGCAGTTGTTAATTTTAATATTAACACAATAGATTCAAGAGGTTTTGATGAAGCATTACAGGAAAACAGAGGAACAATAACTGCAATAATAAATAATGCTTTAACTGAAAAAGGTAGAGGAGAATTAATTTAATGGCTGGTGCATTTCCAATAGCAACTGCAAAATTTGAAACTATGGGTATAAAATCCATACAAAATACTATTGTATCAAAATCAATAAATGGAAAAAAATTATCAAGAACAGTTGATAATCAAAGATTCGGTTTTACTGCAAGGGTTATTATTGGTAAAAGGTCAGATATATATGGAAGTTTAATGGCATTCATAGTTAAACAAAGGTCAGGAAAAGAAAATTTTACTATTATACCACCAGATGTTAGTTCAACAAAAGGAAACGAATCAGGAACAGTTTTGATTAATGGTGCACATTCAGCTGGAGATACCACAATAGCTATGGACGGCTTTGGTGGTGATGGGTCAGGCAGATTTAAAGCAGGAGACTTAATTAAATTTGCCTCCCATACAAAAGTTTATATGATTGTTGAAGATGTAACTTCATCATCAAACGCCTCAACTGTAACCATTGAACCACCTTTAATAGCAGATTTAACAAATAATAGTGTAGTTACATATAATAATGTTTCTTTTACTGTACATTTAACAAATGATATTCAAGAATTTGGTGCAGTAGGAACAAATAATGATGGAGATGTATTATATCAATTTGAATTTGATGTTGAAGAATCTCTATAATGGCTAAATATTTAATAAGGCATTTGGTTACTGCTGATTTTGTTGCAGAAAAAGTAGTTGATGAAAGCGAAATAGATATTGTCAAAAATGATTTAAAAGCTGATTGTATTCCTAATGGAACTTTTAGCTTTCTTATGTTAAAAGGAACTGAAAAAACAATAAGAACAACATACGAATTATATGACGAGAAGCTTAACGACGGCAGTAAAAACCCAACTAGCAACAAATGAAATACGACCATTTCATTTATTAACAATAGGATTTAGTACTCCTGTTAATCTTACTGATAATAGTTTTAATATAACATCTTCAATATCAGGTTCTAGTACAACATATACTGCTTCGCCATTTTTAGTTTCAACACCATCATTTACAGAAGAAACCGATATTACTAAAACAAGTTTGACAATAGATTTATCAGGTGCAGATTTAACATTTATATCAACTGCATTAAATGAAAATATTGTTAATGATAGTGTAGTTATTTATAGAGGTTTATTAGATTCAAATAATTCAGTAATTGCTGACCCTTTGTTATTATATCAAGGAACAATAGATACATATGCTATAAGTGAGGCAGATACAGAATCAGCATTATCTTTAACTGTTGTTTCACATTGGGCAGACTTTGAAAAAAAATCAGGAAGATTAACAAATAATAATTCACAACAAAGATTTTTTTCAACAGATGTTGGAATGGATTTTTCAAGTCAAACTGTATTAGATATTAAATGGGGTTCTAAATGACAACATTTGATGAAATTATTAAGTTATATTATAAATTTGATAAATATAAAAAATTTACATATCCAGAATTGTATTACCATATTTTACCATCTATAAATAATAACCAATATAAAATTTTTAAAGATGAAACAGACATATATGGTTTTGTTAATTGGGCGTTTCTTGATGAAACAATAGAAGATAATTATAAAAAAAACGCAACCATTTATAAAAACGAATGGAAAAGTGGTAATAAATTATGGTTACATGATATTGTTATATCTAAAAATGCAAAAGAAATTATGGCATGGGTTTATAATCATTTTAAAAATTATTTAAAAGTAAATGAAGCAATACATTGGTTAAGATTAGATAATAATGATAATGTTTATAGAATATCTAAAAAATATAAAAGGGAGTTTCATAATTAATGGGTGGTGTAGTAAAAAAAGCAACAAAAGTATTTAGAGCAGTAAGGGTTTTTAAATTTTTATCAAATATAAATCCATGGGTTGCTCTTGGTGTATTTGCTGTTGGTTGGTTATTTATGCGTTCAAGAAAACCTGATGCTCCTGATTATGGAACTAATGATTTTGATGCTACTGAAAAAGGAATATTAATAAATAAGCAATCTAATAATTCAAGTATTCCTGTTGTATATGGAGAAAGATTAATTGGTGGAACAAGAGTCTTTATAGAAACTTCAGGAACAGATAATACTTATTTATATGTTGCTTTAGTTTTATGCGAGGGCGAAATAAATTCAATTGAAGAAATAAGGGTAGATGAAAAAGTAGTAACTTTTGATGGTGCATTATCTGATAATGTTCAAAGAAATGTAGCAAGTTCAGATTCAAATTTTTATAAAGCTGACCCAAATGTTGAAGGCTCATCTGCTGAAAGTACAATTTTAATAGAGCCACATTTTGGTACTGATGGACAAAGTGCATCTAGTTTATTATCAACATTATCATCTTGGGGTAGTAATCATAAATTATCTGGAATTGCATATTTGGCTTTAAGATTTAAATGGAATCAAGATGTATTTGGTGGAATACCACAAGTACAAGCAAAAATTAAAGGAAAAAAAATAGTAACTTTAGCATCTAATTTATCAGAACAAACTGCATCTTTTTCAACAAATCCAGCTTTTTGTTTATTAGATTATTTAAGAAACGAAAGATATGGTAAAGGTTTAGCTACATCAAGTTTAGATTTACAAAGTTTTTATGATGCTTCTCAAATTTGTGAAACACAAGTTACTCCATATGGAAGTGCAAGTGATATTAATATATTTGATTGTAATGCAGTTATTGATACATCAAAAAAAGTAATTGATAATGTAAGAGAAATTGTAAAAGGTATGCGAGGTTATTTACCATTTGTTCAAGGTAAATATAGATTAAATATTGAAGCAACAGGAACAGCTTCTGTATCATTAAGTGAAGATGATATTATTGGTGGATATGCTTTAGCAAGTCCAAGTAAAAATTCTAAATATAACCGTGTATTAGTATCATTTGTAAATCCAGAAAGAAATTATCAAGTTGATGAAATACAGTACCCAGCTATTGATGATAGTGGTTATGCTACTGCCGATAAACATGCAACAATGAAATCAGTAGATGGTGGTTTTTTACTTGAAGGAAGATTTGATTTTAGAACAATCACAAGTCCATATCAAGCCGAAGAAATGGCAGAGATAATTTTGCGAAGGTCTAGGGAAGCACTTGGATTAAATTTAAATGTAGGTTTCAAAGCATATGAACTTCATGTTGGCGATTTAGTTAATATTTCTATTTCAAGTTTAGGTTTTTCAAATAAAACATTTCGTGTACTTTCAATGACATTTAATGAAGATTATACAATAGGTTTATCTTGTGTTGAATATCAAGCATCACATTATACATGGGCGTCAAAAGCACAAGTTTCAAGTACTCCAGCAACTAATTTACCAAATCCATTTTCAATACAGGCACCAGCTGGTTTAACATTAACAGATGAAATGATTGAATATGCAGATGGTGTTGTCCTTACAAGATTAAATATATTAATTACAGCAAGTTCAGATAAATTTGTTCAATATTATCAAGTTGAAGCAAAACAAAGCACAGAATCTAATTTTAAAATTATATCAAATGGTACACAATTAAGACATGAACTTTTAAATGTTGTTGATGATGCAACTTATGATGTTAGAGTAAAAGCAATAAATTCTTTTGGCGTTTCTTCTAGTTATACATCTTCATCAAGAAAGATTATTGGCGCAACAGAAATACCATCAGATGTAGATGATTTATCTGTGTCAATGGTGGGTTCAAATCAAATGGAATTGTCATGGACTCCTGTAGAAGATTTAGATATTTCTTGGTATGAAATTAGGTTTCAAAATGTTACAAGTGGTGCTACTTGGAATGAAAGCACACCAATAGCAAAAGTTGTTAGAAGAAAATCAAATGCAGTAACATTAAACGCACAAGTTGGTAGCTATTGTATAAAAGCAGTAGATAAATTAGGAAATAGTTCTGCAAACGCATCTATTGTATCAACTAATATTTCTGGATTGCAAAATTTTACAAATGTTTTAACTTTGAGTGAATAATGGCAAATTTTAATGGAACAAGAGATAGTAATGTAGCAATATCAGAAGATAATGCTGGTAGAAAAGTATTAATATTAGATACAATTACACAAGTAGATAGTTTAGTTGGTAATATGGAATCAGCAGAAGGTGTTTTTGATTTAGGTGGTACAGATTCTACATCTAATCCTACAAATTTTGGTGGAAATATTCAATCATCAGGATTTTATATTTTTGATAATACACTTTCATTAGATGCAATTTACGATACAAATTTAGGTGCAGTTATTGGAATGAGTTCAGAAGATGAATATGATTTATTTGATTCTGGTCGTGGTGCAACACTTTTTGAGGACGCCAAAGCCCCATTTGATGGAAGTCCTGAAATACAATGTGGTGCAGAAGTTCAAGTAGGCTCTGATAATACAAGTTTAAATAATATTACTTCTTTTCAAAAAATTGCACAACAAAGCACAATTAAAGGTAGATTTTTTAAATTTAGATGTAAAATAACAAGTGATGATAATAAAGTTAGGTCAAAAGTTCATACATTACAAGCAACAGTAAATATGGAAAAAAGAACAGAAGCTGGTCAAGATGTTGTTGCTAGTGCATCAGGAACAACCATAACTTTTGTTAATTCCTTTTATGCCACTCCATCAATAGGAATATCTGCACAAGGATTAGCAACAGGAGATTATTATCAAATTACAAGCAAATCAAAAACTGCCTTTACAATTAGGTTTTATAATAGTAGTAATACAGGAATATCAAAAACATTTGATTATCAAATAGTAGGATTTGGGTTGAAATCATCTAGTTAAAGGAGTATAAGAAGTTATGGCACAAGTTTCTGATGTAGTTTTGGCGAATCAAGGTTTTGCGAGTTTTCGTACAGAACTTAATAATATTTTAGCGGCAATTAATACTTCTCATGTTGGAAGTTCTGCCCCAGGTTCAGTTACTGCTGGAACAATATGGGTAGATAACGCAACAACAAATGTGCTGAAAGTTAAAATTAATGATGGTTCTGATAATGTAGAATTATTTCAGATTAATACATCAACAAACGCAGTGACTAGCACAATGTCAGTAACAGGAACAATTTCTGAAACTGACCCAAATGCTTTACCACTAGCAATAGCATTAGGATAATATATGGCGAATACTTTTAAAGTTAAAACAAACGGTGCAATGCCAGCAAGTGCTGGAACACCTTTAACACTTTACACAGTTCCATCATCTACAACAACAGTAGTTATTGGATTAACACTTTGTAATATTCACACAGGAACTGTGACAGCAGATGTTCAATTAGTATCAGACACATCAGATACAGAAACAAACGAAACAGTTTTATTAATTAAAGATGTCAGTATTCCAGCTGGGTCATCTTTAGAACTTTTAACGGGTGGTAAAGTTGTTCTTCAAACAACTGATATATTAAAAATAGATTGTTCAGTTTCAGCTAAAATAGACGCAACATTATCAATCCTTGAAATAACATAGGAGTAATTAATGGCTTACATTGGACAAGCACCAGCAAACAAGCCTGTTGAGGGAAGCGATATTAGTGCAACAGTAATCACAGGACAAACTGCTTTAGCAACTGCACCAGCAGATACAGATGAATTTTTAATTAGTGATGCTGGAGTTTTAAAAAGATTAGATGCTAGTTTAATTGGTGGTGGTGGTAAAATAAATCAAGTCGTTTCAACACACAATACAACATTATCTCAAATGTCATCTTCTTCTTTTGCTGATGTTTCTGGAATGTCTGTCACTATAACTCCAAGTGCATCAGATAGTAAAATTTTTATTACTTTATCTTTGTATGCTGGACAAAATGGTAATTCTGTTGCTTTTTTTAAATTGCTTAGAGGTTCAACTGTTATTGGTTCAGGTGCAGATTCTGGAAGTAGAGTAGGTTGTAATTTTTCTTTTGGTGTTGATGGTGGAGATGGTCATAGTCATGTGCATTCAAATAGTTATAATTATTTAGATACTCCTAATACAACATCTGCAACTACTTATAAAATACAAGGTGCAAGTTATAATAATGCAACTTTAACATTTAATAAAACACCAAATGATTCTGACCACACAACAAGTGCAAGATGTACGTCTGTAATGACCGCAATAGAGGTATTAGCATAATGGATTACGCAAAAGCAATAAAATCAATAAATGAAAATGCAGAATTTAAAATTGTAGAAAATGATTTAGATAATATTGAATGGTTAAATGGAACAACACCTATTTCTAAAGCTGATATAGAATCTAAAATGGCAGAATTACCTACTGCTGAAGAAGAAGCTACTGCAAAAGCAAATAATAAATTATCTGCACAAAATAAATTAAAAGCATTAGGTTTAACTGATGAAGAAATAGAGGCATTATAATATGGCATACATAGGTAAAACACCAATCACAGGAAACTTTGTAAAACTAGATGCAATTAGTGTAGTTAATGGTCAAGCTGGTTATACTATGAATAATGGTGGCTCTGCTTTTACAGATTATGAAAATGTAAATCAATTTTTAGTTTCACTTAATGGTATTCTTCAAGCACCAACAGATTCATTTACAGTTTCAGGAAGCACACTTACATTTGCATCTAATCTTTCAACAGGCGATGTTATTGACTTTGTAATTGTTCTTGGAAATACTTTAGACATAGGTACACCATCTGATGCTACTGTTACACAAGCTAAAACAAATTTTGTATCAACATCATCTGCGGCTGGATTACAAATAAAAGGCGATGGCACAACTGATGGAACTCTACAACTAAATTGCTCTCAAAATTCACATGGAATTAAACTTGCCTCTCCAGCACACTCAGCTGGTCAATCGTACACTTTAAAATTTCCAACAGGAAACGTAACAGCAGATAGGTTTTTAAAAGTAGCATCAGTATCTGGTTCAGGTACA